AATATTACCCCCTATAATCCCCCTAATGGGGAGACAGTCGTACTACTGCCCTTCTCGGAGAAGGCAGAGGTAACTGACTCCTCCAACACCCTCCCCCAGTTCCGCGGCACCCCCTCCCGCGAGTTCTTGGAGTTTCAACAATGGATTTCGGAAAATGCACCGCGAGTCGCGAAAATGAAAGAGCCTTTTTCCGAGGCGCAATTCTCGGCTTTAAAAGAGGCTTATGCTCTTGACTTCATCCGCGACCTATTGCGCGCGATGCATAACTACGAACCCTTGCTGAAACGCAATCGTTCTGCCTATCTGACATTTCTGAATTGGGCGCGTCGGCGTAATGAAACGTCGTTGCCCCGTTCGAACACTCGGCATCCGGCTACGACCTACCATGCAAAACCGACTCAACATTATGATGAATTCTGAATATGTCTTACGAAGAAATACTCAAACAACTACAAACTGAGGGTAATCCGGTTCCATGCGCACGCTTCCGGTTTCGGATACCCAATGCGCGGACGGAATTGAAAAACGCGCTGGTTACTGTGCTGTCGGCAATGGGAGAACGATTGGTATGGCTTCCCGAATACGACAAGGTTGCAGCGTGGTTGTCGGATAACAACGGTAAGGGACTTTTGCTGTTCGGTAATTGCGGACGCGGAAAATCCCTGATAACCCGCTACGCCATTCCCATGCTGTTGCGCAAGTTCGCTAATCGAATCGTTACGGTCGTGGACTGCGGAGCGCAGGACGTATGTATCGACGAGGTATTAAAACGCAAGTTCATCGCATTGGACGATATAGGTGTAGAGGTGGATCGCGTCGAATTCGGTACACGCCGGAATGTGGTAGTCGAGATCGTGAACAAGGTGCAGGATAACCCCGATCGGATGGTTATAGCTTCCTCAAATCTGTCGGGTGAAGGCATCAAGGAACGCTATGGTGACCGGATATATGACCGTATTAAATACCTGTGCTATCGTGTTGCGTTCAATGGAAACAGTCTGCGCAAATGAGGCACGTTGAATCTCGTTTACAACAGTCGTTCGTCCGCTGGTTCCGGATGCAATATCCGTCCTATGCACTATGTCTGACGAGTGTCCCGAACGGCGGACTCCGGAGTAAGACCGAAGCCGCAATCATGAAGGCCGAAGGCATGACGGCCGGTGCTGCGGATTTGCTTCTGCTCGTGCCGAGGGGCAAATACGGATCGCTCGGCTTGGAGTTCAAGACACAGGGAAAGGGCAGTCGTCAGAGTGCCGTACAGAGAAGATGGCAGGAATCCTTTGAGGCTGCGGGGAACAAGTATGTTGTAGTTCGCACGCTCGAAGATGCTATTGCTGTTGCAACTCGATACATGAATCCGGATAAACAAATTTACCACAATGGAATCAACGAAACAGATTAAAATCGAAATCCGCAACCGTTGGACGGGTTCGGTCGTATTTGAATACACGAAAGAGGGAAACACAATCACCGAAACGGTTTTGGACGCTATTAGGCGCGGTGCCAACCTGCGCGGTGCTGACCTGCGCGATGCCGACCTGCGCGATGCCGACCTGCGCGATGCCAACCTGCGCGGTGCCAACCTGTGCGATGCCGACCTGTGCGATGCCAACCTGTGCGGTGCCAACCTGTGCGGTGCCGACCTGTACGGTGCCGACCTGTGCGATGCCAACCTGCGCGATGCCAACCTGCGCGATGCCGACCTGCGCGGTGCCAACCTGTGCGATGCCGACCTGCGCGGTGCCAACCTGCGCGGTGCCAACCTGCGCGATGCCAACCTGCGCGGTGCCAACCTACGCGGTGCCAAGGGATGTTATCTATCATGTCCGACTGAGGGTAGTTTCATCGGTTGGAAAAAAGCCTCTGGGCATATCGTAAAATTACGAATTCCGGAAGATGCACGGCGCAGTTCGGCAACGGGACACAAATGCCGTTGCGATAAAGCATACGTCATGGAGATTCAGAACATGGACGGCACCAAGGCAACTGAGGATACCGTTCGTTCCGACCATGACAAAAACTTCGTCTACACTGTCGGTGCTACTGTGGAAGTTCCGGATTTCGACGATAACAGGTGGAGCGAATGTGCACCGGGTATTCATTTCTTCATCGATCGCAGAGCAGCGGTGGAGTACCAATGACGCACGGTTCTCTATTCAGCGGCATCGGCGGCTTCGACTTAGCGGCTGCGTGGGCCGGCTGGACGAACGTCTTCAACTGCGAGATCGACCCGTTCTGCCGGCGCGTATTGAAGTATCATTTTCCCGAATCGGAACAATATGAAGACATACGAACAACAGACTTTACCGTTTGGCGCGACTGCATCGACGTGCTCACCGGCGGTTTCCCGTGTCAGCCGTTCAGCCTCGCGGGCAAACGCAAGGGTACGGCCGACGACCGCTACCTCTGGCCCGCAATGCTCGGAGTTGTTCGGACTGTTCGACCGCGCTGGGTCGTGGGCGAGAACGTTCTCGGAATCGTTAATTGGTCGCAGGGAATGGTTTTCGAGCAGGTGTGTGCTGATTTGGAGGCGGCAGGATACGAGGTGCAAGCGTACCTTATACCAGCTGCGGGCGTCGGTGCTCCCCATCTGCGATACAGAACATGGTTTGTTGCCCACCGTGGTGACGCAAGGGCTGAAAGTTCATGGCAAGAGCGGTTCGGAGCCATTGCCGCCGGCTCTACTGCCGACACCGGTCGCGTCGGATTGCGGGAGCGGGCGTGTGAACAGGAGCTTGTCGAAGGGTGCATCCGAGCGGCCGACGCTCGCGCTTGCAACGCGGATGGGGCTGTTGTCAACGCCGACGGTCAACGATGCTATAAATTCCAGTCTTCCACCCAGTCAAGCCAAGCGGAAGAGCGGAGTCGTCCACGACGTCATGATTTCGCATCCGTCCCGAACTGGGAAGGGTTCCCGACTGAGTCCCCGATATGTGGCCCAGATGATGGGCTTTCCGCCGGACTGGACGGAATTACCTTTCCGGCATGGTGCCGCGAGTCGATCAAAGCCTACGGCAACGCCATAGTCCCGCAGGTGGCGCTGCGGATATTCGAAACGATAAATGAATACGAACTATGTTGAAATCAGGAATTGGCTCTCATCAAAGTGCGCGATCACTCAAAACCGAATGGTTGACACCTCCCGACATTATCGATGCTCTCGGATCATTTGATTTGGATCCTTGTGCTCCAGTAGTCCGTCCTTGGCCGACAGCAAAACATCACTACACCATTGTTGACGATGGATTGCACAAGGAATGGAAAGGACGAGTTTGGTGCAATCCTCCATATGACGAAGCTGCCAAATGGCTTGCGAGGATGGCTCAACATGGAAATGGGATAGCATTGATATTCGCACGAACTGAAACTAAAACATTCTTTTCGCAAGTGTGGAACAAGGCCGATGCGGTTTTGTTCATTGAAGGTCGCTTATACTTCTATCACGTGACCGGTGAACGCGCGGCACACAATTCCGGGGCTCCGTCAGTATTGGTTGCCTACGGGCGGGAGAATATACGACTCTTGAGAGAATCGAAGATAAAGGGAAAATTCATAAAATTATCATGCGAATAGGCCTCGTAGATGTCGACGGGCATCATTTTCCGAATCTCGCGTTGATGAAGTTGTCGGCGTGGCATAAGTCGCAGGGCGATATGGTAGAGTTCGCCGACCCGATGTTCGGGCATTACGATCGGGTATACATGTCGAAGGTCTTCACCTTCACGCCCGACTGTCCGGATTATTACCCTTGCGAGGTCGTACGTGCCGGCACAGGCTATAAAGACTACACGACGACGCTGCCCGACGAGATCGAACATTGCTGTCCGGATTATTCGCTGTACGGAGTGGACGAAGCCTATGGCTTTCTGACGCGGGGATGCGTGAACCGCTGCCCGTGGTGCATCGTTCCGCATAAGGAGGGCTCGATCCGTCCGGCATCGCCGCTTCGTGAATTCATCGGCGACAAACGGCGCGCCGTGCTGCTCGACAACAATGTGCTGGCGTCGGACTTCGGGTTGGAACAGATCGAGGAGATCGTCCGTATGGGTATCTCCGTAGATTTCAATCAAGGTCTGGATGCACGTCAGGCTTGCGACGACGCCTTCATCCTCGACTTGTTGTCCCGCGTGAAATGGATGAATCAGGTACGATTCGCCTGTGACCGGATGTCACAGCTGGAACCGGTAGCCAAGTGTGTGAAGGAATTGGGACGTCGAGGTGTTAAGCCTTATCGGATTTTTGTCTACTGCCTGATTCAAGATGTCGATGACGCATTGGAGCGAATCAATGCTTTGCGCAAATTGGGAGTACTCCCGTTCGCCCAGCCATACAGGGATTTCGATAATAACGTCGAGCCGACAAATGAGCAGAAACGGTTGGCCCGCTGGTGCAATCATCGGGCGATTTTCAAGAGTGTGGAATTCAAAAACTATAAAGGATGAAAAAGATTATGTTCAACGACCGCTACGGCTTGACGCAGGCGGTCATCGAGGGTCGAAAGACCATGGCGATGATGCTGATTAATATCAAGTCCACCTCCGACGTACAGGTACGAATTTTTGCAGGATACGTCCAAATCATCGGGCGTAGTGGCGATGTATGTGCTGAGAAAAAGCTGTCCTACAAGGTCGGCGAGGTCGTGGCCGTGGCGCAGAGATATCAAGATATTTTCGACTACTCCAACTGTGTCAATCCGTATGCTTGGGAAGATGATGATAAACCATCTGGTTGGACGAACAAGATGCTTACTAAGGCCGAGTTGATGCCCCATCAAATCCGCATCACCGGAATCAAGTGCGAACGGTTGCAAGATATTTCGGACGCGGAGTGCATGAAAGAGGGAGTAGTAGGCGGGATAATTGGGTATTATGTTCCAGGCATAAAATGC